CACCCGAGGCCGTATCCCCGCCAGCTGGACCACGCACTTCCCCTCCTGTTTCACGCAGACCGACAAGGAGCGTGTCGAGATCCAGCAGCAGAAGGCCCTCTCCGACGCCCAGTACATCCAGCTCGGCGTGCTCAACCCCCTCGAGGTGCGCGAATCGCGCTTCGCCGGCACCGAGTACTCCATCGAAACGAAGCTCAACGAGGCCGTCACCCAGCAGCTCGTCGCCACCACCGACGCCCAGTTCCAGTCTCAGATGTCCGGCTACGAGGCGCAGCTGCAGGCCGCGCAGGCGCCACCGCCCGAGGGAGCCCCTGCTGAGGGCGCACCCGCGGAGGCCATCCTCCCCGCCGAAGGCGAAGAACCCCCTCCGAGAGGTGACGCGCTCTACGCCGACGCCGAGGGCCTGCGCATCCGCATCACCTCTCACAACGGCGATGCAGTAGCGGGCCCACTCGTCGGCCCCGATGGCCAACGCATAGACACCAGCGCCGCCGCCCCGCTCCTGCTGATCGGGCCCCACCGCACCCGAGCCCGAAAGCTCTACCGAGCCCGCTTCACCCTGGACGGCGCCCTCCACGACGGCCCTTACGCCACGGGCTTCAACTCGATGCGCGCCGCCAAGGCCGCTGTTCAACGCTTCTTCCCCGGTCAGAATGTCGCAGGGCTGTCCGCAGTGCCCGACGCCGAGGCCGATGCCTTCCGCGCTTACAACGAGGGGTACTGACCAATGTCGCAGCTCAACACCACACCCGAAGGCTTCCGCACCGCGGCCTATCTCGCCGCCCGAGCTCGTTTGGACGCCGCACGCAGCCGCAGCGGCAAAACCAGCCGCAGCGTTGACTGCAACCCACCCAACGTCCGCTGTGGTGGCCGCTGCATCCCACCCTCGTGGGACTGCCGCCTCAAGGGCGAAGGCCCCGATCCGCACCTACGCGCTGTGAAGACTGATCCGCTTAGCGGCTTCGCCAACATCCAGCGGGGTCTTGGGCGGATCAGCAAGGGCGTAACGAGGGGCAACTTCTCCGAGGTCGAGGGCGGTAAGCGCGCCATCATCCGCGGCGTGGTGAAGACCGTGCCGGGCGACATCCAGCAGAAGAAGCAGCTGCAGAAGACCCTCGAGAACCGCACCCGTGCCATCGGCATCGGCCTGGCCGTGGTGACCGGTGGCCTGGGCATGCACGCGATCCTGATGAAGAGCAACCTGTACGGCTACCGCGGGGGCTTGGGTAAGGACATCAACCAGGCCACCCGGGCCGGCGTCTCCCGTGTCCTAGACAGCATCCCGGTGCTCGGTGCCCAGCGGGCTGCCACCCGCGCCGCCGTTGGCGCCAACCTCGGTGCAGCCGCCGCGCGCGCTTCCGCCCCGGCAATGAGCACCAGCGCCATCCCCGGCACGACGGTGCTGAGCGCCACCGACCGCGACAGTCACAGCGCTCTGCAGAGTTCGCTGAACGCAATTAACGGCAGAACGCGGTCAGGAGCGAATTGGGCACCCGTGTCCGGACCGCGTGCCGCCGCGGGCAATCTAGAGAGCTGGAACCAAAGGCACAGCACCGCTTTTTGGAGCGCCACTCGTAAGTCCGACATCACAGGGCCCGGCGCACCGGCGCGCGTCAGCATCTACGCCGAGCCCTCCGCGCAGGAGTACTTGGGTAATCAATTTGGAGTGCCGCCGGGCGAACGCAGCTCCCGCGCTGGTGTCAAAGCTGTGCTACAAGCGCGCTTCGACGAAGAGCGCCGCGGCCTGGTGTCCCTAGCGGAGCAGCAAGGTTACCGAGTACGGAGTGGCCCTAACGGCGGCACCATTGATAGCAAAGACATAAACGCCTTCGTTAGTGGTGTAGTGCGCAGCCGTCCAATAGCGGATACAGCGGTGCGCCAAAGTGTAGAAGCTCACGTTCGCTCTGTACTTACTAAAGCGCCTAATAGCTACACCAATGAAGTGTATAACGCAAGCGTATTAAGCTTCGACAGCTTCTACAAAGCTACTAGCCGGGATATTCGTAGTATCCCCGGTGCAGCCACCGGCCGCCGCATCGCTACGCCCCTGACCGCAGGCAGCAACGAACTCCTGCGTAACACCAACACCTACCGCTCCACCTACCTGGCCGGCGAGATGCGTGCCCGCACCCAGATGGCGGGCCCAGCGCATGCCGAGCTCGTACAAACCGCGTACTTCCACACCAAGGTGGGCAGGGGCACCAACGCCACCTCGTACGAAATCCCAGATCGGCTGGCCTTTAACGCCGCATCCGAGCTGAGCGGGCGCTCCATTACCTCTCGCAGCGAAGCCATCGGGATCATCAACCGCGAGACCGGCTTTAGCGGTGCGCGCGTAGCCGGCGCTGCCGCGCCCCGCCAACGTGGTGCCTCTGCGCAGGCTTCCCTCTCCAGCCTGGCGCGCAGCATCAGGGCCCGCGCCGGCAACGAGAACATGAGCATGGAGGCCTCCCTGCGCCAGGCGCGAGCCGAGCTCGCCAACCGCGGCGATTCCGCCGACCTACCCCCACGGGTGGCGACCTACTTGCAGATGCGCAGCGACTTCGTTGCGGGAAAGAAAGGCTTGGGAAAGCCCTGCGGGGAGAGCCACATCCCCAAAGCACATGAGTGCAACATCGGCAAAGGCAAAACGGCGCCCCCCGAGGCCGGTAAGCGCTCCAACACCGGCGCAAAGGTGGCCGTGGCGGCTGCCCTTGTAGGTGCGGCTGCCCTTGGCGGGCGTGCGGCCTTCAAGAACAGGCAAAACATACCGATGTACAAGAGTTCCGCTAAGTATGTAGCCACAGGTATCAAAACAATGTCTTCTACTAAAGTGCGGGGTGCTATTAGCAAACTACCCGTCAAATTCCAAGAACCAGCTAATAAGCTAGTTGGTAAAGCTAAAGTGGGGTTAGCTTTTGTCGCAGCTGATGCGCAAGGCATGAAGCTGACCAAAGTCGACCCTATTAACAACTTCAGTACGTTCAAAAACCCCACAACGGGTCACATTATGAGTGTAGGAGCGGTCGACGACACGCTTGTAACCTTTGTGGCTGAGCCGAGGGGCAAAGCAGGCGCGTTTGACAAGTTTGGTATTGCGTTTCAGACAGACCTTAGCTTCGATCAAAAACAAGGCCTCAGCAAAGCACAAGGTTTAGCTGTCTCCAAACAAGTTAAATCTATGTTTAGTGCGCAGCTAGACGAAATGCCCGAGAACGCTGTGCTCTTCAACAACCCCTACAAAGATGATGGTCTAGGCGACAAGCGTTCTGCTATTTACAAGCGCTTCAAGTTCACAGAACTCCCCGGCGTGCGGGGGGGCAACCTGTGGGCGCTCAAAAACCAGGGCAAACTGACCAAGATCCCACCGGAGCAGGCCGACTACGTGGCCAAGCTCATCCGCGGCGATGCGGCAGACACCCGCGTCGATCTCAAGTGCGGCAAAGGTGCCGTTTTCCCCGCCTAATGCGCCTCCTCGAGCAGTACAACGACGCCCTTCGCAGCACCGAGGACGTCTCTATCACCCAGCTCAACCGCATCCTCGACGCCTCCTTCAACCGCCTGATCCGCCGCACTCGCGTCCAGATCCGAACTCCCCGGCCGGCCGTAGATCGCAACCTATCCCTCCTACAGGAGTTCCGCGAGCTCGTCCCCGCCTTCCGCCCCGACCGCGTCGATGGCTACGACCGTGTCCTCCGCAGCTTGATGCGCAGCGCCCAAGGCAACGGCATCGCCGTAGCACGCGACCTCACCGAGATCGTCCGCCCCGGCCGCCCGCGCATCGACGTATCAATTCCGCTTGATGCGACCGTGGCCGCCGCAGCCCAGGCCAAGGGCTACCTCCGCCGCCACGGCGAAAGCTTCGCCACGACCGCCACCGAGACCGTCGCCCAGGCCATCGCCGAAGGCCGCCCCACTGACGACCTCGTGAATGATCTGCGCCTCCGCCTTGGCGTGGTCAAATCCCGCGCCGACGTGATCGCCAGAACCGAATCCCTGCGCGCCTACAACAGCGCCAGCAACAGCTACTACGCCGCGCAGGGCATCGACACTGTCATGTGGTACGCCACCAGCGATGACCGGACTTGCCCGATCTGCAGTGCGCGCGCCGGCCGCCTGTACAAGCGCGCCGGTGCGAACGCACCAATCCACCCGCGCTGCCGCTGCTACCTCGCCCCTTGGGACCCAGATATTGCCAATATCGACCCCGACTACGCCTCCCTTCCGGAAAGCCACCGCGCCGAAGTCAGCGCCGTCGCCCCCGAGCCCGTAAAGCTCAACAAAGCCGCCGTCTTTGAGCAGTTCGCACCACAACCGCTGGACGACTAAACCGGTTTGATTTATGCAACACAGCCTCGCTACGCTGTGTGCAGTACTACCGGCTACAGGGCCATGCCTGCAACTACAGCCCGCAAAGGCTCTGCTGCCTACGAAAAAGGCATCCGTGAGGGCCAGGCAATGGCCAGCCGGGCCCGCCGCTCTACCGCCCCTGAGCCTGAGGAGACCGAAGAGCTCGAGAACGAAGAGGAGGAAATGGATATGGCTTCCACCACCAATCGCAAGCGCAGCCCCAAAGGCGCTAAGAACACCAAAGCGCCCATGGACGGCGGCATGTACGGCAAGAAGCCCATGGATGCCGAGTGCGGCTGCAAGGGCAAAAAGGGCGCCAAGTGCGATGGCAACTGCGGTGGCGCGATGCACAAACGCGGCGACGCCGCCCTCACCCCCCATGAGTACCTGAGCGCCTGCGACCTGGGCATCCAGGACCGGAGCCGCTCCTATATCCGAGCTCGGCTCGACGCTGCCGAACGCCTCGACCTCAAGTGTGGCAAAGGCTCCATCTCCAAAGGTGAGAAGTGCAGCAAAGGCGCCGCTACCACTGTCGATCCCAAGGCTCCAGGAATGGGCACTGCGCTGAAGGTCGCCGCCGGAGTTGCTCTGGTAGGAGCGGCAGCTTATGGTGCTAAAAAATACGGCCCTAAAGCTATCAGGAATGCCAAAGCTGGCATGCTAAAAACAAAGCGTAGTTTGCAGCAAACTACACGCGAAACTATGCGTAGCCAGATGAAGAAAGAAGGCGCTACACCAGCACAATGGGCCGAATGGAGCAAGTCGGCACCCAAGTCTGGAGCTACACCTGCGGAGCGGGAAAAGTTCAAGGACTTCTTCTACAAAAACACCCCTGGTGCGCGCAGGTCGAAGGCCGACTCTGTCTACGCCTCCGGTTTCCCCCTCGACAGCGCCGCCCTGGCGATCTGAGCCATGACCCTCAGCCCCTCTACTCTCCGCACCGACCTCAAGTGCGGCAAAGGCTCCATCTCCGAGGGCGAAAAGTGCAGCAAGGGTGCCGCCACCAAACGCGCACCCCGCGCTGGCGCCAAAGAGCGCTTTCTTAAGAAGGCAGGGACTATCGGTGCACTCGGAAGTCTCGGCTACACCGCAGTCTCACTAGCTAGGGGCAAGTCGGGCCAGGCGATGGGCGGCTTGTCCGCTTTTATGGCTTCATCGTCTGCGTACAGCGCAGGCGAAGCAATGGGCTACGAGCGCAAGGGCCAAAAAGCCAAGGCCAGACTCGCGCGTACCCAGGCCGGTATCGCCGCCGGCTACGGACTCGGGGCCGCAGCTCTGCTGGGGCTCGAGGCCAGCGCCACCCGTAGATACACCCAGAACGTCGCAAATGCAGCCGGCCGCGCGGGTCCTTATGCCTACGGCACTGGGCAACGGCCCCCAGGTGCCGGTGGCGCGGGCTATCGCGGCGCCCAGCAAGGCGGGGCAGGCGCCCAAGGCGGGGCCCGTCGCCCTCCCCGCCGCGGCTACCAAGGCGATCCATTCCGAGAGCTCGGTGTTTCATCTTCCGCGTCTGCCGCTGACCTGAAGAAGGCCTGGAAAGCCAAGATGATGCAGCACCACCCCGACCGCGGGGGTGACCCCGAGACCGCCAAAAAGATCAACGAGGCCTACCAAGTCATTCTGCGATCTAAAGGCATCAAGGACTCCGTCTACGCCGATGGCTTCGCCATCGACTGGGAGGCTGTAGCACTGTGACCATGACCCCCGCCTCCCTTCGCATCGACCGCGCCGGCTCCAAAGTCGCCGCCATGGAAGCCGAGCTCGCTAAGCAAGCCGCCGCCAAAGGCCTCAAAGGTCCGCGCGCTGCGGCTTACATCTACGGCACCCTCAACAAGATGGGCTACAAGCAAGGCAGCGAGACCACCCGCAAGGGCGCGGCCAAAGCCAAGCGCACCGATTCCCCTTGGGCTGTGGGCTTCGAACCGTGAGCCTCACCCCGGCTGCCCTGCGCCTCGATCTCAAGTGCGGGAAAGGGGCCATCTCCCCTGGTGAAAAGTGCACCAAGGGCGCCGCCCAGCGCGTCAATCCAGCACCCACAGGCTCGCCCTCGCGCGCCCCTCAGGTATCCAAAGGCCTCGAGAAGATGCCCACCAAGGCCCTCAAAAGCCACTACTACCAACTGTTCGACAGCCTCATTAAGAAATATCCAGGCAAAGTCAATAACGACAACGACTTCAAGAAGTTCCGCTCCTGGGCAGCCAAACAACCCGAGAACGCCGAAGCAAACGCAGTTCAAGCGATACTCACCCGCCGGCGCCAGCGTGGGCAGCGCATCACCGCGGGTGCCGCAGGCGTCGCCGCTGCTGGTGGGCTGCTCCTCGCCGGCGCGCTCACCGGGCGCCTCCGTCGCGACGCGGCCGTCTTCACCGACAAAGAACTCCACGCCACCGTCAAAGCCGAGGCGCGCCGCTCCAAAACGGACATCTGGGCCGCGGGATTCGATGCCGAGGACGGCAAGAAGTACACCAAGGTGGTCACCAACCCCGAAACCGGCCGCAAAAACCGCATCCGCTACGGCGCAAAAGGGTACAAGATCGCTCCAGGTACCGACAAAGGCGACCGCTACTGCGCGCGCAGCTTCGGCGACATGAAGTCCGAGGGCTTCAACTGTGCCGGCGCTGAACGCAATACACCGCTGTGCCTATCCCGAGCCAAATGGCGTTGCTCAGGTAAAGTCAGCCGTCGCGACGGAGCTCTCACGCCGGGAAAGTAGCCGGCCTACCGCGCACCGACGCCCCCAAGGGCGCTCAGGGCAAGCCCTGCGGCGAGTCCTATATACCCCGCACACATAAGTGCAGTAAAAACGCAGGCCCTTTAACAGCAGGAAACCTCAAAACTGCTGCTAAAGTCGCCCTTGCCGTTGGTGCGTTAGCAGGAGGCGCCTACTTGACAAAACGTGGAATGATGAGCATGGATGAGTGGCGCAAATCCCCTCAAAGTGCCCGCAACAACCCCAAGCTGAGCCCCGAAAAAGCCCAGCAGATCGCCGACGAAGCCATCGCCGGCGGCCAAAAGTGGGACGCCCAGGAGAAAATCAACGCCCGCCGCCAAGCAGAGCTCAACACCGAGTGCGGAATCGGCCTGGGAAAGGTCCTGGCCCCGGCGAAGTTTGACGCGGAAATTCGCAATCCGCGTTGCCAAGCCGGGGAAGGTGCATTCGGCACCTATTTCGTTCACCCCTCCGAGAAGTACGGCGTCAAGCTCTTCCGCAACGGCGACGAAGACGACGTCGGATTCGAGTTCGACATGCTCGACCGAGCACGGGCGGCCGGCGTAAACGCCCCCGATCCGCTTTCCATGAATGCAGTGCGCGACATGGACGGCGAAATACGCGCTCAGACCCTGGTGCTCAGCCACATGAAGGGCTACAGCACAATCAACAGCCTGCGTTGGTCGGATGGGCAGGGCCGAATGGGCAGCGCACCCCTTATTACTAAGGTCAAGCTCGCTCGTGAGTTTAGAAAGCTCCACATAGAAGGTTTAGCCCATGGGGACATTCACTCAGGCAACATAATGGCAAATGCTGTTAGCAAGAAACCGGCTCTAATTGATTTCGGCTACGCCACTAACTTGGACTCGTATCACCCAGGCCATGGGCGCAGCGGCATCGAGAACCTGATGAAGGACCTGAACCGTCTACCTGAGTTCCTCGGGCTTCCCGGTAACGGTAAAGAGTTCCGCGCGCGCTACAAGGGAGTCCTCGACAACATCGAAACTCAAGCCACCAACTGGGATAAGGGCACCGAACGCAGCAAAGCGTGGGATCGCTTCGAGGTCGGTGTCAAGCGGTATCACGACGCCCTCGAGAGCGAACTGCTCCGGCAAGAGGGGCTCAATATGCCCCGCTCTCGTTTCTTCAGCGGTGCCGACCAACCCCGCATCCCCGGCCTAACGCGCGGCATTGTCACCGCCAACCTCAACACTGCCCAGCGCGAGATCGTGGAGTTGCAGCTGGCCCGAGGGGACCGCCCCACTTTCCTCAAACCAATGGCTAAGGGCCTGGGAATCAAGCCAGCTAGCTTGCAGCGCGCCCTTCAACCCGAGCGCGATGCCCGCCTAGCCAAACAGCGCCGCCAACCCTATGGCACTCCGTTCCCGGCCCCGCCGCCCACTTCAGCGCCTAAACCTTTCACACAAAAGTTAAATTCAGCTGGTGTGATGCGCTGGGTAACCAAAGCTCCTGCGGTTCCTAAAGCCCCAGCAGC